CGATTGCTGGTTCTGATCTAGCATATGAAGATTTAACTGTATCATTTCTCATAGACGAACAGTATAGAAACTACAGAGAGATATATGATTGGTTAAAAGGTTTAGCATTTCCACAAGATCACACACAGTTTCAAAATTTATTAAGAGAAGGTTCTGATATAATGCCACTATCTAAAAGTAGAGGTGTTCAAACAGAATCTGGTAAAACAAAACCTGCAACACCTGATTCAGCAATTTATTCTGATGCGACATTAACACTATTGACTGCAAAGAATAACCCAACATTAGAATTACGATTTAGAGATGTTTTCCCTAAATCACTTGGTAGTGTTTCATTAAACACCCAAGACACCGACGTCACTTATCTGGTAGCAGATGTGACTTTTGGTTATAAGTATTACGAATTTAATACGATTTAACTTGACAAAATAATATTTTTGTGATATAATATAGTATGGATTTAGAACAATTACAAGAAGAAGCCACCAAAGATTTAAAGATAGATGACACAGAACTGGACATGGAATCAGTTCGAACACCTATCATTCATAACAAATATCTTAAATATCTTTCTAAATTTTCATTACTCTTAAAGAGGGCGGAAGACGATTACGATGTTCTTGCAAAAGACAAATGGGAGTATTATACTGGCAAAGCAGATGAATCTGTTTACAGAGAAAAACCATTTGATATTAAAGTCTTAAAACAAGATGTCGATAAGTATATCAAATCAGATGCTGATTTAATTAGACTATCACAGAAAATAGTATATCTTCGAACAGTCATAAATTATATTGAAGGTATTATCAGAAACATTAATAATCGAACATTTAATATAAAGAACGCCATCGAATGGAAGAAATTCACTCAAGGATCGATATAAAATGCAACCAATAGTAGATAAAGATTTTCTAACACAAGAACAAAAAAACTTTATTAACAACGAAATATTATCTCCATATTTTCCATATTATTTAAATCTAAATTGTGTGACAGGTGATGGAAACAAATACTTCGGTCACTCTATACTGAGAAGACCTGAAGATCGTGTGGAAGGCGAAGTGTATAATTCAGATTTTTGGGAAACACCTGTAGATATTTTTAACACTTTTATTAATAAACATGAAATAGATTGTAAAGAAATGTTAAGATGTAGTGTAAATCTTACTTTTAAAACAAATAGTGTCACATGTCCTGTACATAAAGACCATGAGTTTGAACATAAAAATTTATTAGTTTATTTAAATGATTGTGTTGATAAAGATGCCAAAACAGTTTTATTAGATGATAATGAAGAAAACATAACCCATGAATGTATACCAGAACAGTATAAAGGTGTATGTTTCGGTGGTGTGCCACATTATCTATTCTATCCAAAAAAAGATATAAGAGTAGTTTTAGTCTATACTTTTAGATAATGATTTCAATTGAAAAAGTTGATGAAGTTTATATCAAAGTAAGATGTGAGCCTCACATAGCTGCTGAACTTTCAGAGTTTTTTACTTTTGAAGTTCCAG